GGTGGCGGTGGTAGTGGTATCTCTGGTATGATATACCAAGAGGAAGGATCTACTGTTGGTACTGCACAAACGGTTAACTTCATTGGTGCCGCATGTACAGTAACATATGGTGGTGGAGTTGCAACTGTCAACTTGGCAGGAGCAGTGCCATTTACAGGCCCTGCAGCAAGTATAACTGCACTTGATATCACACAATACGAAAACGCATATTCATGGGGCAACCATGCAAGTGCTGGATATCTAACAAATATTAATGGTTCAAACTTAGGTGATCTATCTAATGTTTCCAGTGCGGGTCCAAGTCTTAACAATGTACTAACATGGAATGGATCATCATGGGTTCCATCTGCGCCCACAGGTGGTGGTGCTAGTGGTGTTATCATCAAAGAAGAGGGAACTAATGTTGCATCAGGTGTAACATCAATCAACTTCGTTGGATCTGGTGTGACTGCAACGGCATCTGGAACCGATGCAACTATCACGATTACTGCAACAGGTGGTGGTGGAGGAGTTTCTACTACTGGATTTGGAACATTCACTGCATCTGCTGGTGTTGAACAACAAATAGACTCATTCCCAATCGCTAGTTACTCAAGTGCAGAGTACACGTTCATGGTTGGTGTAGGAACATACAGACAGTCACAAAAACTTCTCGTCATGCACGATGGAGTTACAGCATACTCACAGGAATATGCTATCATGTTCTCCCCAGAACAACAGGTATCTATAGCTGCAACGGTAAGTAGTACCAACGTGTTAGTTAAGTTTACACCTGAGGCTGGAATATCTGGATTAACAACATATAGATTCGTTAAGACCTTAATTCAAGGATTATGATTCATACTAGTACGAACACTCTTGATAGGACAGGGTTAGCTGTCAAGCCAACTGGAGCTGACGACAAGAAGGCATACTCTATCAAATGTTATACCAAAGATGATTGGGTATTCATTCACGAAGAACTAGAGAAAGATGGTTCACTGGAAGATAATATTCCAGACCCATCAATAGTATGTCCTGACAAGAAGGAACATAGTGATACCAGAGCAACCTACATGTTGACTGATGCAGAAGCAGAGGATCTAAGAAAACATGAAAAGGTGCAGTGGGTCTGTATTGACTATGATGTATATCCAGGCAACTATTCTCCAGATCCAAAAGATATTATCGCTGGTGTACAAAAATTTGGTAGGTTCAATAAGACAGTATCTAACTACAGAGCATGGAATACTGCGCCAACAGGCACTAGACCACCAACATCCCAGGCTGGTATTGGTGCAACAGATAAGAACAGAACTGGATATCAAATACTAAGACATACACAAAAAGAAAATCCTTGGGATGCAACATCTACTGGACTTACTGGATCTGATCATATTATCATAGAACAGGAACCAAAACAATTAGGCGATGGCACTGGTGTGGATGCAATCGTAGCTGATGATGGTTTCTGGATTGCACACCCAGAATTTGTAACAACTGACGATGATCCTGTAGGATACTCAACAGGAAACGCATTGACATGGAGTGGTATATCTACAACACCAGGCACATGTGGTGTTCTAGATGTACTTCTTGATGGTCCATATTATATTGACCCAGACTGGTTCAATGCAGATCCAGGCAATAGATTGATTCAACGTTGGGATGGTACAACAGTCCCAGTGGAGTCTGTTGCAAGAGCATGGTGGTCTGATTCAAGTCAAAGATCCGTAGGATTCTCTACTATAGGAACTACAAATGGTTTCAGTGCTTCATATAGTAGACAAAGTTGCAACGGAAGTAACACACAGAAACCAACCAACGGTTCTGATCACGGAACTCAGTGTTCTGGTCAAGTATATGGTAAGAATTATGGATCGGCATATAACTGTAACAAATGGGTATTGAATGGTATCGGTGGTTCTAATGCTGGAATCAATGGTAGTCAATTTGATATACAGAAACTCTTCCACTTATATAAACCAAACTATGATAGACATTCTGCTATCACTGGTAAGGAAAATGATACTAAAAACCCCACACTATCAAGTAATAGTTGGGGATATAGAGCAAGTACCATACACAACGGTGGATACTATTGGTACAGACCATCAGCAATAGATGGGTCAGAGACTGGCGTATCCTATAGTAGTGGTGCTGAACCAGCTTTCTTTGATTTACTAGGTGCATATGGTGATAGTAGCAGATGTAAAGGTGAGATGGTAGAAAGTTCTGTAACTGCTGCTGGTGATGAGTTAGCTGAGGCGGGAGTTATCTTCGTCTGTGCTTCTGGTAATAGTAATCAGACTCAATGCAGTCCTGGCGATCTTGACTTTGATAATTATTGGGCTACCAGTGCTCAAGGTGATAGTTCTTCCTTAGAATCCGCAACTCATAGTGAATTTGGATTGAATTGTTATAACACTATCAACAGAAGAGGGTGGCCACAGGCACTGGGTAAAACCACATCTGGAATATCTACTGCTGGAACTGAATATGCTGCTATCAATATTGGTGCATTGGATGATCAAATTATAAGTAGTGGACTAGGTGGTAACACCACAGACTACAAAGAAAAGAAAGTTTCCTATAGTGATATGGGAACAGGTATTGATTGTTATGGTGCTGCTGATGACACACTCACAGCAGATGGAAGAGCATCATCTCTTACATATGTTCACCCAGAAACATATACTGGTCTCACACTTACCCCATATGATATTGATTTTGGCGGCACTAGTTCTGGATGTCCCACATGTGCTGGTTGGTTAACTACTAAACTACAATATAATAGAGATTGGACTTGGAGAGAACTGAAAGATTGGTTGAAAAACCAGTGTGGTAGTCAATCTCCTGACAGATTTTACTATGGTGATAACATTACATCTTTCACTGCAACAACAGCTGCATGGGAAGATATGTATTCCGTTCAGATGTATGGTCAAGGACCTGTTGTCATCTGGGATGCTCCTACTGGTTCACCTACCGAACCCAAAAAACCTGAGATAAAAATCACTAACTCCCCTAACCTTAAAATCAGTGGTGGAGTTGAGATAAAATTCTCTTAATAAATACTAAAAAGTACTAGCGAAATGGCAGAAAAATCATTTGGTGTAAAGGACCTGAATATAGTTGGAGCTAGTGGCGATCCAACTATAGAAAGTAATGGCGACCTTAATTTAAAAGCTGGTCAAGTTGCAATCCAAACTAACACCACAATCACAGGAGTAGTTACTGCAACATCATTCAGTGGTGATGGAACAGGATTAACAGGAGTTACTGCTTCTGGAACTGGTATCATCATCAAAGATGGTGGATCAACAGTTGGAACTGCTGGAACCATAGACTTTGGAGCAAACTTAAGTGTGTCCGCACTATCAGGTGCGGCTGTGACTGTGACTGCGAGTGCTGGCGGAATCACTATTGAAGATGAAGGCAGTGCATTATCCACAACTGCAACCACACTAGACTTTGTTGGAGGTGGAGTGGTTGCATCTGGTACTGGAGCAGAAAAAACAATTACTATTGCTGGTGCATCTGTCCCTGCAAACTTAACTGCAACAACCTTAGATGTAGTTGGAATCGTAACTGCTGGTAGTTTTGTTAGTGATCTTATAACTGGAAACGGAAGTGATCGTGGATTCTGTACTAGATATTATGTGACTGCAAACGGTGCTTCTTCATATCGTTTTGCAGGGCCTGGTATAGTTAATACTCTAGACAACCCAACTCTATACTTACATAGAGGATTTACATATATGTTTGAGAATTCTACTGGTTCTTCACACCCATTCCGTATTCAATTCACAGGAACAAGCACAGGTGTAGGAACATATGTCAGTGGAAGTCAGAATGGAGTACAAATATTCACCATTCCTCACACTGCACCACCAAATTATGAATACATATGCACCATTCATGGTGGTATGAAAGGAAGTTTTATTATCCCTAGTTAATATGTCACCATTATCATTTGGAATTGGAAAATCAAGGGGAGCTCAATTTGATGCTCCAGTATTCTACTCAAATTTATTACAGTTTTACTGGCACTGGACTGATGGTAAGGACTTTGATCTCAGATGTGAGTTCATTCGTCCTACTCAATTAGCTGGTCAAGTAGTAGGGACTGACAAACAATCTCAGATTGTAGATAGCGGAGGTTCAGTTACATATATGAAATGGGGTGGAGACAACACCCAAGACACAGAAGGATATGAAGGTGTATATATTGACATAGATGCAATCAAAACTGTGCCAGGCGGACTTACAAACAATGTTATAGAACTAGATTTCAGAGGTATGTGGTACGCAGAAGTTGGCACAAACCCAGTAGTAGTAAGAGGTTCTGCCTATCAAGGCGGAACAATGTCATTAGAAAGAGACACACCTAACGTGCCTGGATTTGGTTTTGTTAACGTAGGTTACGCTCAATCCTTTACAAATTACAAAGAAAGTATACCCAAAGTTGTTACAAGTGTTGACCGAGAAGGGACTGGTCAACGATTAGGTCGTGCCATCATTGACTTAAACACATTTGAGATAACTTTTCTAGATTACTAGTATAAAATTGTATCAAATTATATAAAATCTCTGCGTATAAATACAGGCAGACTAAGAGTGGGAATTTCATGAAAAGATTTTTACCTTTAATTATGCTTTTGATGGCGGCTCCCATGGCAGCGAGAGCCGATTTAACACATCGTTTGACTACGAGTACACAACTTACCGTAGACAGCGCAGCGACTCAGGCCAGTAGAATTGGCTCAACATATACTGTAAGTGGTAACAATATCACTGCTGGTACTATGGGTGGACTAACAAAGTCTGCTGGAGATACTATTACAACTGCGGCTGCTAGTCAGACTCAAGGTTCATACACAGTTACAACTGCTGGCTCTGCCTTCAGCTTAAGTGAGTCATTCATTTTAGGCGATGCAGTAGCACCTATCGGAACTGGTGTTGACGTAACTAGTGGTGTCGTTGCTGACATGCCTGCTTATGGTAGTGTAATCACTCAGAGTGGCGGCGTGGCAGGAACTCTTGCTGGTACAATTACTTCAGCGGGCGTTATGACACTAACAGCTGGCGGGGCGGGCACATCTGCTACTGGGCAATTTGTTTCAGAAATCTCGATAGATTGAAGATGACTGATGAAGAAACTTCTTGCGACATTTGTGGTTGCGATTGTCCTTGCGAATGTGAGGACTGCGAAGGCTGTGCCTGTGGTGCCTAATTTCCAACAGGGCAGCATGACATCTCGGACCGAAACGACTTCGACAGTGACCGAGACTATAAATTCTATTGATATGAGGACAGGATGGGAGTATTCGGTAACGGGCACAGGGGTTTCCAACAATGGAGCCGCACTCAACCCACCAGTGAGTACATCAACAGTGAATGTGACACCGAGCAGTTCAGCGGGTGCAACAGGAGGAGCTGTGGTGACAGGAACAGTAACAAGTTCCTTCGACGCATTAGATCTATCTGGTCAACAAGCGTTCACAATAACAAATCCAGGCGGAAGCTTCCAATTTACACAGAGCTACCAAGGACCTGGCATGACCAACCAGACAATAATACAGAGAGTAACCCAGATAGAAAGCGTAACCGACACAACTTCAACGTTTACACAATAGGTACATTAGTACTATCAATTATCTCTCCGACGGCGGCATTAGCAGAGAATGTTGGAGGGGTATCAGCTACAGCAAATCCAATCGCGAACAGCTCGGGCAGCGTTACAAATCAAGCTATACAGGTGCTTCAAGGACCGTATATAACTAATACTTACGGTGGTGGCGTGCAATGTCAAGGTGCTACTGTAAACTTTACACCATACTTACAATTTGCAGACAGTAGAAAAGATCCGTGGAGAGATTTCATAATGGAACCTCAATACAATACCACTGACTTTACTGGCCGCACTTCACAACAAACTGTCACGGTAAAGAACTATCCTTGGGAGTCATGGTATGACACAAGGACTAAAGCAGATGGAACTAGATGGTTCCCAGATGGTGAAGACATGGATATAACTGTAGATGTAAATGGTCCCGACGGCATACCAGACAATCCAGGCCAAGTGATCTGGGAGAAACCTGTTCGTACTGACATGACAGCAAACCAGTCATTGAATATTGGTTTGTCTGCTACTCTTTCTATACCACTTAACAGAGGTTTGCAGAAGAAATGTTCGGAAGCAGCACAGGCACAAAATGATATGCAAAAACAATTACTTGCCAATAAGCGCCTCGACTTTGAACTAGCAAGACTCAAGAATTGTGGCGAATTGAAAAAGAGTGGCATATTTTTCCACCCCAAATCACCCTATCATTCTGTATGTGCTGACGTGATAGTTTCAAACCCTGGCGGTAAGTTACTTCCGCACACACATAACATGCCTAAACCAAATTGGAAAGAAGAAAAACCAAATGGCAGCGCATCTGATCTAGGAACATTTCAAATACCCTAATGTTTAGACCACCCTATTGGTCTCATGATAACATTAAGATTCCAAATAGTATAATAAACAAATTAAAATCCAGATTGGCCAACATAGAATTGATTGACAATCATAAAAGTTCTTACTGGATGAATCAAGAGTATGCCGATCAGAGACCAGACCAATTTCTAAATGAAAGATACGATATTATCGTAGAAGATATCGTAAAGAATGTAGGCGTATTCAGCGAATCAACATACACATATACATACTGGTCACAACTATATGATCAAGGTAATAATATAGGACCACATAATCATGTAGATAAAGAATGTCCCTCAGATATATCTTGGGTTCACTTTATAGATGTGCCAGATCAAAAGTGTTTTCGTTTTACTGACACCCAAGGGAATACTTTAGTTCCTGATGATCAGAATAGTGGAGATATAATTTGTTTCCCTTCATGGGTATTACATGAAACAATACCAACCAATGAGCAACGGTTGATTGTCTCTGGTAATATAACCTTAAAGTTTGATAGTGTTGATATGTCTAAGTATAAATCAATACCTACTTACTAGACTTCTTCAAGTCCTTTAACATATTCTTTTTGTCACCGAAGCTTAGTTCTGGTAACCCTTTTTCTTTTCTATACTTGTTAGTTTTTATCTCAGCTGCGGAAAGTTTCCTCTCTTTCTTACCTAATGCTTTCTGAACTTTCTTGATGACCTGTTTGACTAGGGGTTTGATGACTCTTAGTAAGAGAGGCGTTGCAGCAGCACCAGCAGTTGCAATTACAGCAATAGAGACGGTAGTGGTTGCCTGATTGGCCGAAGGCAAAAACTTCTCTACAACTGTAGTAGATTCATACAATGTCTCACAAATTTTCTGCTTAGGATTATTTGGATCAGTTATTAACTGGTGTCCAGTCACCCTCTCATCTCCTGACGCAGTTACATCTCCCACTCTAAGTTGATTAGGACCAGGGCACTCAGGATCTTTATATCCTTCTGTAGTATCTGGTCGTTCAGTATTGGAATCTGGTGGTGGAGGTGGATCACCTGTATCCACACCACCTGTAACTTCTTCTGGTTCTCCGTATACTGTAGTCCACGTCAGTTCATTCGCTCGATAATCAGGTGGTTCGTAGTATGGCATACCGCCATCACATAATACTACGTTACCTTTGGGGTCATCATTGACCAAATTTTTATTTCTAGATGGATCTCTCTTAGCGTTCTCTTTGTTTACCTTGACACACCCTGGCATGTCTACAATAGGCACTCCTATATTTACAGTCACAGGTGGCGCGAAAGGAACTGACTGTGGAGGTGATGCCATCCAAGGTCTATTGATATCTGCAATATTAAGTGTACCTGTGTTTATGTTACGAAGTGTACCTGTGTTTATGTTCTGGATTAATCTCAATCCAGTGCCATTTACATATATCTGAGGAATATCATTTGGCATTAGGGGTCACCAATTTCAATCCTCTGACTGGTCCAGATTGACTAGGCCATGCTTCTTTTAAAGCAGAACGAACTTCTTCTCTAACTACTTCTCTAATTTGTTGTAGTTGTACTTCTTGTCTTTTTTCAGGACCACCCAGCTGTTGATCAATAAGTTGACCTCCACCTACTACTGCACCAGTTCCTACAACTGCTACTGCGGTTCCATAGGTAGCTATTTTTTGTATATCCATCAGTGATTGGGGGTATCATCATCTTTAGGTAAACCTAAGTCACCTAATTTATCTAGGAAAGCTGCACGTTGTTCCCATGTTTGTCCACTAGTAGAACCTTTACATGGGTTGATACATTCATCAAAGTTACTTGCGTTGCAAACCAACCCTGCAAGATCATGAGGACATCCTTCTTTACCTGTTGACCAATATAGTTGGCCATCTATCCACTTGGCTTCGCATTTTGGACATGTTTTGATGTTCATAATCACTCACTATCGCAATTAATGTACTGCTTTTCAATCATTAGTTTATAGAAATTATATTTTAAATCTCTCAAACGTTCTTGTTCATCTGGATCAATATTGTTTCCTGGCCATTTATCCAAATGGAAACACAATGATTGGAAGATTTGTTTTACGGAACTATATTCTAGCTCGAAAGCAAACCAAAGTTGTTCTTCGTCCATCAAGGTCCTCCCCTTGCGTGACTATAAACAACTATTTAGTATCAAGTTGATACGATACTAGAAGGGACTCGTAGGCATGTCAGGTAACGCTGACGGTGCAGCATCCATGCCTGGAGATGGCGAACCAGTAAGTCCTCCTAATGCTCCACCACCAAGAGCATCACCAAGAGATCCAGTGACTGCCTCCATTACTTGACCTTTGACATTCTCGACGATAGCATCCTTCTGTAGGTATATGAATACACCACTACCAACAACTGTTAATGATACTACACCGCTTAAGATAGCGA